AGAAAGTGGACGAGATTCTGCTGGCGATGCTTGAAGATGAGCCAAAGGATGCCGAAGAGGAGGAAGCTGACCCCAAGCCCTCCAGCAAGCCTTCAAGGAGGACGGCGAGCTGAGCTTTTGCTTCTTCCTAGCGGAGAAGCTGCACATGACGGTGAGCGACCTGCTGGAGCGGATGACGCCTGAGGAGCTGGTGTTGTGGTCGGGTTATCTCGGTCATCAGGCGGCGCTGCAGGATGAGGCGCAAAGGAAGGCTGCACGGCGACGGTAGACTGCGCCTAGGGAGCCGTATCAAGCCTTGGCGCAGTATTCGGTTGACATCGTTGCCAAGGTCTTAGGCGGTGCTGGGATTGACGACCTAGCCAAGAAGCTGCGCGGTGTCGAAGGTGCCGCTGAACAGTCACAGCAGGCTGTTCAAGGAATGAGCAGCGGTTTAGGCGCGTTAAAGACTGCGATTGCTGGACTAGGGCTTGGGTTGCTGGCTAAGAATATCCTCCAAACGACTAGCAACATTGAACAGATCAAGCTAGGGCTAGAAGCGTTTACGGGTAGCACGCAGCAAGCAGAAGCAGCGTATGCAGCTTTTAGACATATTGCGGTTGAGTCGCCATTTGATACGCAGCAGGTAGCTAGCGCAGGCAAGACGCTGCTGGCGTTTGGGATGGATGCACGCACTGCAACGGAGAACGTACGCAGTTTGTCAATGATTGCAGGTGCTACGGGGGCACCGCTGGAGAATTTGGCGTTCAACCTGGGTCAGATTCGGACGTTAGGCAAGGCTACGTCCATGGACCTAAAGCAGTTTGCAATGGCTGGCATCCCGATTTACGAGGAGCTGGCCAAGGTGATGTATGGCACTGCTGACGCAGTGGCGAAAGTACAGGATGACGTTAGCAATGGGGTAGTTAGTTACCAACAGGTTGAACAGGCAATTAAAAACCTGACCAAGACAGGGTCATCGTATGAAGAGCTGTCTAAAAAGCAACTTTATAGCTTGCAGGGCTTGTGGGCGACGCTGGTATCTGCCATTGATGAAGTGTCTTACACGCTGGGCAAAGCATTTGCGCCGGACATTTCAAAGGCGCTGGGTGGGTTTATCGGGATGATTGAGGTGATGGCAAAATGGATGATGGAGAACGGGAAGGCGATTGCTGCAACGGTTAAGTCACTTTTTGAGATGGCACGAGTAATTGGCCCTGTGGCGGCTGGAATTTGGGTGGTTGTTAAGGCGTACCAAGCGTGGCAGGCAATTTCCAAGGCATTGGCAATCACTCAGGCATTTCTGCTGGGCTTGACAGGCAAGGGCTTGTTATTGGTTGCTGCTGCGGGCGCAGCAGCGGCAGGCGCTGCAGTGGCCATAGATAAAGGGATGGAAGGTGTCAATGAAGAGGTGAAGAGGATGCAGATGCTGCCACCAAGTTCAAGGATGAGGTTGCCAAGCTGAAGGACTCCTACGACCTAGCTGGGCAGGCGTTGGACCGGATTGCGGCAAAGCAGCAACTGGCGCAAAGCATCGCTACCGCAAAGCTGGGCGCTGAGCAGGCGCTAAACAACCTGATGGGGGAACGGCTGCAGCGGGAGTACGACGCAGCCAAGACCGCTGACGACAGGTTCAACATCGCTGTACGGATGTTTAACCAGCAAGTGCAGGCAGCAGAGCTGGAATACAAGCAAGCACTGCTGAATAACAAAGCAGCAGTGGATGCAGCAGTGATGCAGGAGAAGAAGGTAGAGCTGACCTACAAGCAGATGCAAGCTGAACGTGATTTGGCGGCTGCCCGTGGGCAGGACGTATCGGCATACGACCAAGCACTAGGCAACCAGAAGGAAGCAGTCAACCTTGCCAAGGAGCAGCTAAGTGGGGCGCGAGAAATTGAAAAGTACAGCAACCAAACTGCACTGGCCTTGCTGCAAGGCAAAATCGAGGCTGCAGGGCTGAACTTGCAAACCAGACTGGCATCGGATGCCATCGGGATTGCAACGCAGCGGGCTAGCGCATTGGCTGATCAGTATGTGCGGGCTGCGCTTGCGGCAGAGCGTGCAGCTGCGGCGGGGAGAGGCGGTGGGGCGCCTGCTGCCAAGAAGTCCACCGGAACCATTACTGCTGGCGGGCAAACGATCAAGCTGGCAACTGGCGGCTATGTCACCGGACCTACCAACGCATTGATTGGCGAGGGTGGCGAGTCCGAGTCGAAGATGGGCGAGGCAATGCAGCGATACGCTGCTGGCGCTCGTGGTGCGGCCGTGATCCCAGGTTCTGCCAACGTGAACGTCAGCTATAGCGGCAGCATCGTCAGCATGGGCGGCAGTGATTACATCAGCAAGGGTGACGTGCCAGGGCTGTTGAGCAGCGCTGTAAACCAGACGTTGAAGACCTTGCAGCGATCACCTGATGCCAGACGTTTTGCCGGGGTGCGCTAATGGCTGAAGTAGCGCTAGCGCAGTTCGTGCGGTTTTACGACACCACGGGCGACCGGGTGAAGTGGCAGAACTTCTTTGTGGGCGAGGTGGTGCAGGGGCACGAGTTTAGGGATTTCCGCGCTACGTCCATCCTTGTTAACCGCTCCGCTAGCGAGGGTGGGATCACGATTGAATTCCCGGCACTGGAGGAGGTGCTGTCGCTGATGGACCAAGCGATTGCCTACGGGTGGCTGGTGGATACCAAGGTGTATCAGTTGTCGATGGGTGGTAGCGGGTGGACGCTGAGCGGGGCAACGGTAGTGGCGCAGTTCTTTGGGGAGGTGATTGGTGTGCAGACTGATCTGAGCACGTTGTCGGTGGAGCTTGGCTTGGGCCTGGACGCAATTACAGGACAGATCCCTGGGCGGAAGATGACGTCTAGCCTTGTGGGGCGGTTGCCAACGCTATGAACAAGGTTTACCCGCAGGATGCAAGCAACTCCATTAGCGGTGTGTTGCGGCAAGACGAGAAGTCTGATGGCACGCAGCAGAGTGATTTAGCAGGCAAGCAACAGCTAGGGACGCTTGGGGAGACGATCCCGCTGGCATTTGCGCTGCGGCGTAATGATAAGGGTGGCACCTGGGTGAGCCCACACCTGATCCAGCTAGGGATCAAGCAAACGGATATCAGCCTGCTGTATGTGCTGAGCCAGGGGCGGGTAAGCGAACCCGTGATCACCAATGTGTTCTATGGCTACGCAGGGTTTAACACGATCACCAACGGGCAGATTTGCAGCGGGTATCAGGCGCTGCCACCATGTGTCAGTTTGGATTACAACCCTGGTGGGTCTACATCGTGGGACACAACGGTTTCTTATAGCGGGCCGGGTTTGCCTAGTGCAGGAAATACTTCTGAGTTTACGACGCGAACAGAAACATGCGTCAAGATTACCTTGACGATTAGCGGCACTTGCACGGTGTCGCCGCCGGGGGGCAGTTATGTTGTAAACAATTTTCACTTAAGCCCTGGCGTTGTTGGTTACGGAGACCCATCAGGCAGTGCCGCAGCAAGTCAATTATTTTTTGCGTGGTACGAGGCGGGAATCTCCAATGAGTTTGACCCTCGCGGAGTTCTTATCTGCAGAACGGATACAATTTTCAATCGCTCCGTAGATTTATCTATCCGCTCAGAGGTGCGTTACGACTATCAAGTGTGGGATGTAAAAGCCAATGCAATTGTGCGTAGCGGGCAGGTTTGGGTGCCGGATGGAGGGACCACGTTAAGCATTGAGAGTCTCCCATCGGCTCAATATAAGCTGGTACTCAGCTCGTTTTACGCCGAACGCAGTCATACGCTTGCCACGTTTGTGCCACAGCCCCATGGGTATCGGCCTGGACCCGGCTACGCTGATAGAGAAGCATCTCAGTATGAAAACAACGCCATAAACGGGCGACTTGCCTGGGCTCATCAAAACCGGCTGCAAGCGCAGAATGGAACATTCATGCGTAATATTGCCGGCAGTTCTAATCAATCTTTCAAGGTTGAGGTTTTGGAGACTGTCCGCACCACGCTGAATTTTCCCACGGTGCCTGGCGGCAGCAACCAACAACAGGGTGGGTACACGGACCTGACGCTGCTAGGTGCAAGGGGGCACTATGACTCGCTGCGGCCTGCCGATGGCCCGCAGCAATTTACGCAGATCCATGCCTTTCTGACCGAGGGGGTGCAGGTGCCAAGGTTGCTGCAGGGGAAGACCACAGGTCCTAGCGACCTGTACCCCGATCTGGTGCATTACCTGATGAACATGGCAGGGATGCTGAAGAGCGATCAGATCGACCTAGACGGGTTGACGTTATCAGCGCTATTCACTGAGAAATACAAGCTGCTGTTTAACGGGGTATTGGCCGTTACGGTGAATTTTCGTGAGTGGCTGTCGCGGACTGCCCCGTATTTTGTGCTGACGCCACGGCAGGTAAATGGCAAGTTTGGACTGATGTCTGCTATCCCAGTCAAAGCTGATGGCACGATTGACGAGGGGCGGGTCGTA